GTTTAGACCAGACAAGGTATTCATCGCCCGTCTTGCGGGTTACAAAGATGCCAACGAAGCCATTGTTGCCAGAGACACAGACGCAATCCGTCAAGCCTTCTGGAACAAAAAGCCGTACTCACCAAAGACCGTCATCGACGGACGTGACCTCTTCGATTTGGCCGTTCGCCCTCTACGTGGTAGGGATGCTGACTGGCCTTTTGCTAGCCTTGATACACTTACTGGCGGCCTCAGAACGGGCGAGCTGGTTACCGTAACAGCAGGGTCTGGCGTAGGTAAGAGCACCTTCTGTGGCGAGGTGGCCCAATCTCTTGTAGATCAGGGTCAAAACATCGGCTACATTGCCCTTGAAGAGGGGCTACAACGCACCGCCTTGCGGCTTATGTCGGTCAAGGCAAACAAACCGCTCCACCTAAACAATGAACTGGCCCAAGATGTCCTCCGAGAGGCATTCGAAGCTTCACTCGGCACTGGACAAGTATTTCTGCGGGACGGATTTGGATCCGTGGATCCTGAGGCCATCCTTAGTGACATCCGGTTTATGGTTGTCAAAGGTGTCCAGTGGGTCATCCTCGATCACCTTTCAATCTTGATGTCGGGTAACGAGTCCCATGATGAACGCAAACTGATAGATGTAACCATGACCAAGCTTCGATCTTTTGTCGAAGAAACTGGTATTGGTTTAATTCTGATCAGCCATCTTAAGCGACCTACTGATGGTAAGGGTCACGAAGACGGCGCAAAGGTTAGTCTTGGACAACTTAGAGGTTCACACTCCATTGTTCAACTCAGTGACCTTGTAGTCGCCTTAGAGCGCGATCTATCTGCTGGTAAAAACAGCGCCAACATCAGAGTGCTTAAGAATCGCTTCAATGGTAAGACCGGTCCTGCTGGTACGATTGTCTTTGACAACGCTACTGGTCGGATGAAAGAGGATCTTACTGCTGCCTTTAACGACAACAGTTCAACCCCTCCAGATGACTACACCGATTTCTGAACACGACCGTGTTGTATGTGCCTGCGGCTCTGACGCCTTCTTCTTTTCAGAAATGGATCCAAGCGGTTATTTCTGTGAAGAATGTGGCCGTCCGGATGCTATCACTGCCCGCAAACTTGAAACCGAAGAGCCAGGGTATTGGGGCCTATGAGACTTCTCTTTGACATTGAGACCAACGGCCTGCCCAGACAGGGTATGAGCTGCATCCACTGTATTGTGGTCAAGGATCTCGATAACGGAGAAGTTTACCGCTTCAACGATACCGGATCTGCTCAGTCCATTACCGAAGGAATCAACCTACTTGCTGAGGCTGACGTTCTTGTTGGTCACAACATTGTTGGGTTTGATATTCCAGCTATCCAAGAGTTTTATCCATTCTTTTTACCAAAGGCCAAGACTTACGATACGTTAATCCTGAGCCGGATGTTCTTCCCTGACATCTTGTCTCGTGATTATCGCAAGAAGCCTATTGGAATGCCAGGCAAGCTTTACGGTCGCCATTCATTGGAGGCCTGGGGCTATCGTCTTGGTGACTACAAGGGCGAGTTCGGTAAAACTACCGACTGGTCTGATTGGTCCAAAGAAATGGAGGACTATTGTGAGCAAGACGTTCATGTTTGTATGACTTTATTTGAACTGTTCACTTCTAAGCTGAATAAGTTCAATGATTCTATTCGTCTTGAACACGACCTTGCCCACATCATGGCTCTTCAAGAGTCAACAGGATGGCCGTTTGACGTAGACAAAGCCCAGCAGCTTGAGTCCGTTCTCAGAACAGAAATGGATCAGCTGGCCGACAAGATGCGAGAAACTTTCCCGTATGTTGACGGTGGGCAGATGATACCCAAACGTCCCAACTCTACTCGTGGCTACATTAAGGATGCGCCGTTTACAAAATTAACTGAGTTCAATCCAACAAGTCGGCATCACATTGCGTGGGCTTTTATGACTTGGAGAGGTTGGAAACCAGAACAGTTTACTGACAAAGGTGCTCCAAAAATTGATGAAGGTGTACTTCAATCTATTGATACTGAAGAAGCCAGAACTTTTGGAAGAATCCTTGAACTTCAAAAGGCTCTTGGTCAGCTTAGTGATGGAGCCAATGCGTGGCTTAAGATGGTTACCAAAGATAACCGTATTCACCATACGTGTCAACTTGCCACCAACACAGGCCGCAATGCACACAGTCGTCCTAACCTGGGTCAGACTTCTTCTGATCCTCGTTGTCGTCAACTGTTTGGTCCTGGTAAAGGTATGCGTCAAGTCGGTGCAGACGCTTCTGGACTTGAACTTCGTATGCTTGGGCATTACCTTGCTTATTACGACGGAGGCGCTTTCGCTGATGTTGTCGTCAATGGAGACATTCACCAACAAAATGCTGACCGTGTTGGGTGTTCCAGGAAGGATGTAAAGACTCTTACTTACGCCTTCATCTACGGAGCTTCCGATAAGAAGATCGGCACATCGTTGGATAAATCTCTGGATGATGCAAGGGCTGCCAGACTTGGAGCAGACATCCGCAAGAAGTTTCTTGAGGCTATTCCTGGCCTTGATCAGCTTCTGAAGGCTGTCGATGGTCGTGCCCGCTCCGATGTCCTCAAGGGACTTGATGGCCGTCCTATCCGCCTCCAGGGCAAGAAACACGCTGCCCTTAATTACCTGCTCCAATCCGCCGGTGCCATCGTTTGTAAGCGATGGAATGTCATTGCCTTTGAACAGCTGCAAAAGCTGGGCTACACCTGGGGCATTGATTACCAGTGGCTTGGATGGATCCATGATGAGATTCAACTCGCTGTTCAACCAAACTTTGTAAATGACGCCAAGTTCCAACTCGAATGGTCAATCGTCCAAGCCGGTGAGTACTACCAACTCCGTGTCCCCCTCGCGTCAGAAGCGAAAGAGGGTGCCAGCTGGGCCGACTGCCATTGAAACCCACCTTCGGATTGATGCTGACTTCTATGCTTATCGAGCCTGTCAGTCTGCTGAAACCGAACTTGATTGGGGCGATGATCTTATCACGATTGCCAGCAATTTTAAACAAGTGTTGGAGATCTTTGAGGGTGAGATTAATCTTCTCAAGAAACGATTCGACACCAACACAGTCACCTTGTATTTCTCGGACAGTAAAAACTTCCGTAAGAATGTATGTCCCGACTACAAGGGAAAACGCACTAAGCGCAAGCCTGTGGGGTACAAGCGACTCTTAAAGTGGTGCAATAAGCATTACAAAACGATTCGCTATGAGAACCTCGAAGCAGACGACGCACTTGGTTTGGAATGTCATCTTGATCCTAGCGATTTTATTCTTGTTTCTCCTGACAAGGATATGAAACAGATCAGCTGTAATCTCTTTAATGGAGATGAGCTGATGAACGTTACACTTGAGCAAGCCGACAACTGGTTTTGGATGCAATGCCTTACGGGTGATCCAGTAGACGGCTACAAGGGCGTGCCTGGCATTGGAGCCAAGGGCGCAGATAAGATACTGTCTAAGGCTGAAGACCCCTGGCAGGCGATTGTAGAGGCCTATGAGAAGGCAAATCTTACAGTCGATGATGCCATCCGAAACGCTCGTCTCGCACGGATCCTCCGGCCTGGTGAGTACAACTCAACCACAAAGGAGCCCATCCTATGGAACCCACCCCAATCCTCCTTGGACTTGACATCGGCTTAGTGCTGACTATTATCTATGTCCTGGATCGCAACGTATTCCATGCCATCGACCTCATCCTCCGAGCAATACCAGTCTGGCTTGAACTACGAAGAGGTCAAATCGTTCTTGGAGTCCAACTCTGGTTCGATAGACGATCACTCCGGAATGATGCCCTGGGACGATTTCTGGCATACCGTAGACTCAAAAGCATCATTGACAACCCCGACTACGCCGAGTTCTTCCGTGACCAAGTACAGCCCGACTCATTACAAGAGGGGGACGATTGAGGTTTGGGACTTTATTGCTGATCAGCAGCTTGATTACTTTCTTGGTAATGTGATTAAGTATATATGTCGAGCTGGTCACAAAAAATACGAAGAAGAATTAGATGATCTTCTTAAGGCCAAGGCCTACATTGAAAAGAAGATTGCCCTTGCTTCCGCTTCCCGCAATCGTTAATTATGCACAACGCATCGCTGCTCCAACAGGCCATCACCTTCCGCCAGGCGATGGAACAACAGATAAACACCACTGATGAAACAGTTCATGAGTTGCAATTCAATCTTATCATTGAAGAGTTTCATGAATTGAGAGATGAATACGAAGTTGAATTTGATGGCGGTTCCAAAGAAAACCAACTCAAGGAACTAGCAGACCTCGTATTCGTTTGTTATCAGTACGCCGCTGCTCGTGGCTGGAATCTAGATGTGGCCATGCGCCGCGTGTTTGAATCCAACATGAGCAAACTCGTAGACGGAAAGCCCCTCCGTCGCTCTGATGGTAAAGTGCTCAAGGGGCCAAACTATCAACCTCCTATCCTCGAAGATCTTCTTTAATACCGATGACCGCTTACGCTGATTTTGGCGACACCCCCAACACTATTGCCCGCACAGGACGTGTTCAAAACTGGATCGACAATCCTGAATCCCGCCTCCCCGTCAGTTGTACGGTCTTCGTGGTTGAGGATACAATGGAAGGCCCTGAGGGCATTGAAGCATCGTGGCGATTTGTTTCGCACGCTTTGCGTAATGGAGCTGGTGTTGCTGTGCATCTTACTAAGCTCCGCGCTCGTGGCGCAGAAAACGGAAAGGGTCTTACAGCGTCAGGTCCAGTTTCTTTCGCCAGGATCTACTCTGCGTTGAATGAAACCCTCCGTCGCGGGGGCGTCTACAAGAACGGGGCTGTGGTGTGTCACCTTGACTATACCCACCCTGATGCCATTGAGTTCATCACTGCTTCTAGGTCTGATCTTGCCTGGGTAAAGCGTTGCTTGAATGTGGATGAAAACTTCCTCAAGTACGCTTCTGATGAATTAATCGACGCAACTCTTGATGGTATCAAGAAGGGCGACATTTGGCTTAACAAGATTCGCTATGACGCTGAAGGCAATCGCATCTACGGTAACGTTTGTCTGGAGGTCTATCTTCCTAGTCGTGGTACCTGCCTTCTTCAGCATATCAATCTCGGAGCTTGTAGTATTGAAAACCTGGTTCCTGCGTTTACTGAAGGCATGAGTTCACTCGTTGCTCTTCATGGCAAGACTGGCGTTGGCGATACTGGCGAGTATCTTTCTCCTGAGACTGATCGTCAGGTTGGTCTTGGCATTCTTGGTCTGGCCAATTTCCTGTGCCAGAACGGCGTAACTTATAAAGAGTTTGGAGACGCCCTTACCAAATTCCATGCTCATCAACCGGAGCATACTCCGGCTTATCTGCTTGTATCCGAACTTGCAAAGGCTGTTGAAATTGCAGCACAGATCGCACGAGTTGCCAAGATGGATCGTGCCTTTGCTATTGCGCCTACGGCTTCCTGTTCTTATAACAACATCGACCTGCGTGGGTATACTACTGCCCCCGAGTTGGCCCCTCCTATCTCTCGTCACGTCGATAGGGATAGTGGGACTTTCGGAGTCCAGTCTTATGACTACCCGCCGGACATCGAGATTGCAGCTGAAGTAGGTTGGGATGATTATCGGGCTGTGGCAGACGGCATAGTACGTTTGTTCCAAAGCACGCTACTCTTCCACGGC